CCTCGATCCGGGCCTCGTGCAGGACTACATGACGAGCAGCAGCGGCGAGAAGACGTTCGTGAATCTGATCGAGCGCAACGCCGGCAGCATCCGGCAGATCCTTGCGGGGTAAGCGATGACTAACGCGACGGCCGCCGGATCGTCTGTGTTGGCGCGGGCTAGTCTGCTGCCTGGAGGGGCCAGCGCAACCCCGATGGTTTGGGCGCATCAGCCCTACGGCGCGGTGCTTGAGAGGATGTCGTGGCTGACCGACGTGCTGCCGTCGTTCAACGGCGCAGAGCAGCGCCGGGCGCTACGGGCCGCGCCGCGCCGCAGCTTCGAGTTCGATGTCATGATGTCCGCCGCCGAGCGCCGGGCGGCCGAGAACCGGCTGCACCAATGGCAGGCGCGCCGGTGGGCGTTGCCCATCTGGCCGGACGCGCGACCACTGAGCGCATCCATTGCGCCCGGCGCCACGGCTGTGCCATGCGACACAGCGACGCGTGACTTCCAAGTCGGCGGCATCCTGGCGGTGGTGCTGAACACGAGGAGCTACGAGGTGCTGCAGGTGGAGTCGCTCGCCGTCGACTCGATAGGCCTCGCCGCGCCGGTCGCCGGGTCTTGGCCGGCCGGATCCGCCATCGTGGTTCCGCTTCGCGCGGCCCGGATGACCGATCGCGTGGATCTGTCGCGCTTCACCGGCGCGCACTCCTACGGACGATTCAGATTCGAGATCGACGAGCCCTGCGATTGGCCGGCCGCTGTCGAGAGCACCTACCGCGGCATCCCCGTGCTCGCTCAGGCGCCGAACTGGACGGAGGACGTGCAGCAGGGCTACGAGCGATTCCTGGCCCGGCTTGACCCGGGCATGGGCCTCACCTACGTCGATGACGAGGCCGGAGGCCCGCACCTGATGCAGTCGCATCGATGGCTGCTGGACGGGCGCACGCAAGCCGACGCCTTCCGCCGGTGGCTGTATGCGCGCCGCGGTCGCCTGGCCGCATTCTGGCTGCCGACGTTCGCCGAGGACTTCGTGGTCGCCGCTTCCATCGGTGCGTCTGCGCTCACCATCGACGTCGAGCACTGCGACTACACGCAGGCGATCGGCCAGGCAGTCGGGCGGCGCGACATCCGCATTCGGCTGACGACCGGCCAGACGTTCTACCGGCGCATCACCGGCAGCACGGTGGTGTCTTCGGCCGTCGAGCGGCTGTCGATCGATGCCGCGCTGGCCGTGCTCGTCTCGCCGGCGCAAGTGGAGAGCGTCAGCTACATGGCCGCGGCCCGCCTGGATTCGGACGCCGTCGAGATCGCCTGGACATCCGGCGCATTGGCAGAATCTCGCCTCATGACGAGGGTGCCGCGCAATGACCTATGACGCCCGCGAGCGCAGCGCGCAGGATGGCCAGCCGATCGAGCTGTACACCTTCGCGCGCGACACGCTGCGCTGGAGATACACCAGCGCCGACCGGCAGGTGACAGCCGCCAGCGCCACATTCGCGCCGTCGCCGATCGCCCGCTCGCGCATAGAGTCGTCCCAGCAGCTGTCGCGCGCCACGATCACGATCACGGCACCGCGCGAGCTTGAGATCGCCGAGATGCACCGCGTCGTCGCGCCGTCGACGCCGATCACCGTGCTTGTGCAGCAGATCCATGCGGGCGATTCCGAGGTGGCGACGATCTGGTCTGGCCGCGTGGTGGCGGTGGACTTCGCCGGCCCGGAGGCGCGCATCACCTGCGAGCCTATCGTCACCAGCATCAAGCGCCTGGGCTTGCGGCGGGTGTACCAGCGCAGTTGCCCTCATGTGCTGTACGGATCGGCATGCGGCGTCAGCCGAACCGCATACCACGCGGCAGGAACAGTCGCGTCTGTGAGCGGCCTGCAAGTCAATGTGGCCGCGGCGGCGGCACAGCCAGACGGCTACTTCGCTGGAGGCTACCTGCAGTTCGAGCTGGCACCGTCGATCTTCGAGCGCCGCTTCATCAGCGGCCACGTGGGCGATGCGCTCACGGTGGCTGCGCTTCCGCAGGGTCTGGCCGCCGGGACCACGGTGACGCTGTTCCCGGGATGCGACCACACGCTCGCGACGTGCTCGGGCAAGTTCTCGAACACAGCCAACTACGGCGGCTTCCCGTTCATGCCGACCAAGAATCCCTTCGGCGGCGATCCGATCTATTGAGGGCAGAGCATGGGATGGGAATTCGTCGCGTACCTGCTTGTCGCCGCGGTAGTCAGCTATGCGCTGGCGCCCAAGCCCCCGCAGCAGCCGCCGCCGTCTGTGGAGGACGTTGATGCGCCTACCGCCGAGGAGGGGAGACCGCTCGGCGTGATCTTCGGAGAGGTATGGATCACCGGCCCAAACGTGGTGTGGTACGGCGATCTGAGAACGACGCCGATCAGGCGCAAGGGCGGAAAGAAGTGAACGAGCCGGTCGTGCTGCTTCGGCACTGCGTCGGCGTAGACGGGCAGCCGTACTGCGCGCGCGGCCTGCGCGAGTTCATGCGACGGCACGGCATGGACGTGCGCGTTCTGGCCCGCCAGGGATACCCGGCGAGCGTGATCGAGGCGACAGGCGATGCGATGGCGCAGCGCGCGGCGGGCAACGCGCGCGCGGAGCACGAGACAGCGAGGGCCGAATGAGCGGGGGCAGCAAGACGCAGACCGTAGGGTGGCGCTACTACATGGGGCTCCACATGGGGCTGTGCCACGGGCCTGTCGATGCCATCACCGAGATCCGGGTCGGCGACCGCACGGCATGGACAGGGGAGCAGACGGCTTCCGGCGCGATCGCCATCGATGCGCCAGACCTGTTCGGCGGCGAGGAGCGCGAGGGCGGCGTGCAGGGAACGCTCGACGTGATGATGGGCGAGCCGTCACAGGCGCCGAACAGCTATCTGGTGTCGAAGCTCGGCGCGCTCGTGCCGGCGTTCCGCGGCCTACTGAGCACCGTCTTCAGGCAGGGTTACGTGGGCGCCAACAACCCTTACGTCAAGCCATGGGCGTTCAAGACGAGGCGCATCCTGCAGGGGTGGCATGGAGGATCGGCGTGGTATCCGGCAAAGGCGGCGATCGTGCTGGCGGCTCAGTCCTCGAGCGTGCAAAGCCAGGCCGCCTTCGCCATCTTCGCTGGCGCAGACGAGAACAACGCGTTCCCGTACCTGTACACCATGCCCAGCTACCAGCCAACTGCGGCCACGGTGACAGAAGACGTCGCGTCGTTCGCGCCCTACGGCGTCGACGGCAACAACAGGGCCGCCATCCTTGATTCGTCGCCAAGCTTCGACTTCGCGCAGGGCGAGGACTTCGCGATCGAGTTCGAGGTGAACGCCGCTGGCAGTAACGGCGGAATTGGATCTCAGCCCGCGAACTTTCTCTTCTGCCGAACGGAGGTCAACTCCACGACGGGAACCGGCAACTACACGATGCTTCGGAAGTGGTCGTTCTCGGAAAACAGCAGCATCGTCAGCTTCTCTGCGCCGGATATTGCCGGCTTGGTCAGTTGTCCCGCAACGTTCGGGGCGTGGACAAGCTACCGCGTCGAGCGCAACGGGACCACGCTGCGCATGTACAAGAACGGAGCGCTCGTAGGATCCAACACCTGCACGGCTGGCGCGATTTCTGGACCGTGCCGTATCGGCATCAATGGCCCCTATCAGTATGGCGTCGGAGACATCCCGAACACTTGGGGTGCGAACGTCGGAGTCACGAGTTACCGCAATCTGCGCATCTTCAAGGGCTCGATCACGCCGCCGATCATCGGCATGAACCCTGCGCATATCGTCTACCAGTGCCTGACCGATCCAGAGTGGGGCATGGGCTACAGCGCGAGCATCATCGACGATGTGAGCTTCAGGGCCGCGGCGGATACCTTCTTTGACGAGGGTATGGGGCTGTGCCTGCATTGGGCGAGGCAGGAGCAGATCGAGGCGTTCCTGCAGGTGGTTCTCGACCACGCCGGCGCGCAGCTGGTGCAGGACAGGCGCACCGGCCTGTTCAAGCTCACGCCGATCCGCGCGAACTACAGCCTCGCATCGCTGCCGGTGTACGACGAAAGCTTCGTTCGGTCTGTCGATACCTACCAGCGACCGGGGCTTGCCGGCGCCGTCAATGCGATCACCGTCAAATTCAACGACGTGGCGACAGGCCGCCGCGGCAGCGTGACGGTGCACAACCTGGCCAACATCGCCGCCCAGGAGGAGGCAGCCGCGCAGGCCAAGGCTTACCCCGGCCTGCCGACGGCCGCGCTGGCGCTGCGGGTGGCCATGCGGGATCTGCAGGCGGCTTCCACGCCGCTGGCGAAGGTTCGGATGCGCGTCAATCGCACGGCCTACGCTGCGCTGCCCGGAGACGTGATTCGCCTGACTTGGCCGAAGCTCGGGATCGCCGATCTGGTGCTTCGGGTGCTCCGCGTGGACATCGGGAAGCTGACGGACGGCCTGATCGAGATCGAGGCAGGCGAGGACGTGTTCGGGCTGCCGGCCGCCACCTACGGGGCTCAACAGCCTTCCGGCTGGGTTCCGCCGAACCAGACGCCGCGGCCGATGGCGGCGCGTCTGGCGCGTGAGGCCACGTACTACGAGGTTCAGCGCGGCCTGTCGCCAGCCGACCTGGCCGCGCTGCCTTCCGATGCCGGCTACGTCGTCGCCGCCGGCGTTCGGGGCGGGCCGGACGCGATCGACTACAGCATGAGGACGAGGACCGGCAGCGGCGCTTTCTCCGAGGCCGCGCGCGGCGCTTTCGTGCCATCGGGTCTTCTTTCTGCGGCGCTCACGCCAGGCGCGGCGGCCGCCACGCTGACGGGCGTCGTGGACGGCGATCTCATCGCTGCAGGCGCCTACGCGCAGATCGGCCCCGAGATCGTGCGCGTGGACTCGTTCGATGCTGGCACAGGCGCGATCGCGTTCGGCAGGGGGGTCATGGGCACGGTGGCCAGGCAGCACGCCAGCGGCACGCGGGCGTTCTTCTTGGGCGACTTGATCGCTGACGACGAGACGCAGCGGCTCGACGGCGAGGTGGTCGACGTCAAGCTGCTTACGCGCACAAGCCTGGGCGAGCTCGCCGAGGGCAGCGCGCCAACCGATTCCGTTGTCATCGATTCGCTCGCCGCCAGGCCATATCCGCCGGGACGCGTTCGCATCAACGGGGCCGCCTACCCGGCCACGGCGCTTGCACCGATCACGATCGCGTGGTCGCATCGGAACCGGCTGCAGCAGAATCTAGAGGGCGACGAGAGCGGGAACATCGGGCCGGAGCCTGGCGTGACCTACGCCGTCGAGGTGCGCAAGGCGGACACGGGCGACCTGCTGGACCGCACGGAGGGCATTGCAGGCACCAGCTATTCGGTGCCGGCGGTGGCCGGCAACTTCCCGCTGCGCGTGCAGCTGTGGGCCATGCGGTCGGATCCAGACGCTCTGGCGCTGCGGAGTGCATTCGAGGTGACGCGCGCCCTGCCCAGCCTTGGATCTTCGTCGGTGATCTGGCGATTCTTGATCCCTGCCGGCGGGCATGTTGACGTCCAGCGGTTCTACACGACGACGGCGGGCATCTATCACCAAGTGCGGCGCTATTCCTCGCAGGGCGTGCTCGAGGACACGGCCTACGCATTCATGGTGAGCGGGGCCGCGCTGGACCCGTCGAACAGCCGCCTGGCCGTCGGCATCTACAGCCTGCCTGCGAGCCTGCAGCAGACCGCGTCGAAGGTCAGGGTGTACGACCTCACGGCGGCCGGGCTATCGACCAGCGTCGACATCACGCCCGACTTCCCGCCGCCATCTGGCACAGAGATCATCGGCGTCGCGGCGGCCGCCGGCAGCATCTATGCGGTGAACTACGACGGCACCCGCCTCATCCGGTACAACGCGGCAGGCGCGGAGCAGGCGCGCGTCGACGCGACGCTCTTCCGGCAGTTCGACTGCGATGGCACAGAGCTGATCTTCCCGGCCGCCAGCGGCTTTCAGAGCCGCAACCCGCTGACACTGGCCGCGATCTCGACCGTGAACTTCGCGCCAGGCGCGACCAGGACAGGGCAACTGCGTCTGGTAGGCGGAGAGGTCGTGTTCATCGGAAATCCTCAGTCTGGCGGCAACAGCACGCTGTACCGCTACAGCATGGCCGGCGCGCGCATTGCCAGCTACTCAGCAGTCCCGTTCTCTGGTAGCGGCGCGGGCTGCGATCTGCAGGCCTTCGGCCCCTACCTGTCGGCCGGCGACAGCGGCACGCCGGCAGTGTTCGACCGGCTGGGCGGTTGGGCCTCTGTGCCGACGGCAGGCGCCGCCGCGGCCATGGAGAGCGCGCAGCGGCACGATTTCACCACGCAGCACCTCGGCATCTCGGTGATGACGGCCGCCGCGTCTCTGGCCGCCGGCGCCGCGGGCGGCGATGTGATAAGTTTCGTCGGAGCGGGGGTGCCTAATGATAATGTTAACGCGCCTACGATTGTACCAGCGCATAATGCGGGGGATATAATTGTTGCGGTTGATAGACAAGGAAGTGGACAACTACCTCCGCTACGATCGGGCTATACAAATTTATGTACTGTCCCTTCGGGGACCGGCTTTATTCTAAATTACCGAATATCGGCGATTGTTGATACAAATAATAGTATTAGCAGTATTTCAGGGACTGGCATATCTCCGCCTTTAGTCTGTGTGTATCGTGGGGCACAAGTAGCCCCGGGGGCGTCTGGACAAGGGCCAGAAGACGTAGCGGGGAATAACCCGCGTAACTGGCCGAATCTAGCTGCATTTGTCGGTAGTGGATCATGGGTTGTTGGTATTTTGGCGTCAAACTCTGGGGATCCGGTTGTTTTATCACCTAGTGACACACCTGGTATGGTGCAGCGAACTATTAGCCCCATTACTTGGGGCGGCGGGAGTTTTGCATTTTTTGATTCAAACGGAGTCCTAAGCAGTTTTGCGGGATATACATGGAATGCAAACCAACCTAGCTTTGTCACAAACAGTTCAGCCGCTGCCGAGTTGAGAAGGATATAAAGCATGGCAAATCGCTTTGCTAATGGCGCTAAAGCGTTAGGGTTTTGCGACGTTTGTGCGTTCCGTTGCAACCTGAAGAAGCTGAAGAACCTTACCGTCAAGACAAAGCAGACACAGATTCGCGCGTGCCCGCAGTGCTGGGTGCCCGATCAGCCGCAACCGCAACTCGGCATGTATCCCGTCGCGGATCCTCAAGCGATTCGCGACCCGCGCCCTGATACGAACACATGGGTTGCTTCCGGTACGGGCGTTCCCGGGTTCCCCGGCGAAGGCAGTCGTGTTACTCAGCGGGGCTGGGCTCCAGTAGGCGGCCCGAGCAGCTAAAGATCGCCAGGCTGCGCGAGCGCGACCTGGCCGCGCGCTTGTTCGCAACCTCAACCCCGCGAGCGAGTGCCCGTCGTGAAAAGAAACCGGCCGCGCTGGGCGGCCGGGAAGCCTCATGAGAGGAGGAGACAACCGGACAGGCCGGAGGGCTTTATTCTAGACCTAGGCCATATCCC